GTAAATTGGTGTAGTAATAAATATCCACATATGTGTATATTACTTTGGTTGTGCTTGGTTTAATTCTGTAAATTTTTGAGCCAACATTTTTCTCATAAATTCGCTACTGCCATTTATTTGTTGTTGGGTCTCTTGGCCTTGCAATGTGCTAGCTTCGAATATTTCTATCATTCCATTCGAAGCATTTATTTTGCTTGGTAGGGTTATACCATCTGGCCCAAACCTATTTTTAATGACGTGCCATCTGCCTGTTCCTGCAACTTTATCTTCAATCTTACGGGATAAAGATGCTACAAAGTCGGCTGTCATAATTTTTGAATAATCTTCTGCAATTTTATCTGCTTGAATTACATCTTCTTGTAGTGCAGATCTATTGGCCTGTGATGCCGTCCAAATAGGTATTTGGTATTCGCCAGCCATACCTCTAAGATCTTCGTAAATATTTCCAATCTCAAATCGTTTTTCTTTACCTTGGCCTTTTAGTAGGTCTGCATAGTCTACTATTATTAGATCTGGTTTTTTATCGTTAATTCTACATCTTTCTAGGTGAGCACCTAAAGCGTTAACTCCAGCACCTTTTGTTGGGTAGTATTTAATTGTTAATTGGCCAGGTAGTTCCCCAATCATTTTAGTAACTTTTTCTTGGTGAAAACGTAGGTCTTGAGCGGCTATTCCTGTAAATACTGAATCATATCTTAAACCAACATAGTGTTCATTTAACTCTAAAGTATAATGGACTACATTAAGGCCCGCTTTAACAGCATTTGCTCCTATATTAACTAATGCCCAAGATTTTCCAATACCAGCTGGTGCTACTATAACTCCTAGCTCTCCACTGCCAAGTCCACCATCAGCTAAATCATCAATAACACTCCAACCGGTAGTAACAGTATTTCTTACAGACTCTTCATATCTTAAAGCTATTTCCGTATTATAATCATGACCGAGGTTTTTTTCTACACCGGCTTTCATTGCGTCGTCAATTTTAACTTTAATTTCATCGAACTCACCATGCTGTAGTAGATCTACAGACTCAACTATGGCTTTTTTTAGTGCTTGATTTTTGCAAAAGTCTAGGGCTTTAGCCTTAACAAATTCAAGATCGGTTGCCTCGAATTGTTTGTAGATATCCTTTAAATGAGATTTAATTGTTTCAACCAATAAAGCATTTTCGACTTCCCCTAACTGAACTTTCATTACTTCCATAGTCGGAGCATCTTTATACTCTTGGAAGTATTCCATTATTGTGCCAATTATAAACTGATTTGCTTCAGACTCAAAGAACTTAATATCGAGTATGTCAGAAATTTGTTGTAGAAATAGGCGGTCGGTGAAAAGGGAGGAAATTAACTTTATTTGAAAGTTGTATCCCCAATCGGAAATTCTATCGGTCATGTATATCTTATAGTTTTAAACTTGCCATAGTGTCAAGGTAAATAAACGAATCCCGAAGCCAAAACTCTGGGTTGTTTACTATTCTCATCTTATCGACTTGCAAGTATTTTAAAAATTCGGATGGAGCCAAGCGAGCTGTTGGCTGCGTTACGATATTTCGAATGGATTCTTTAGCCACTCCAGATATATCAACTTCATGTAACTGCATCAATTGGAAATTTAGATCTAAAAGCTTTTCAGAGGTTGCTATAGTGTCTAGCACTTTAGCTTCGCCTTTTCTTTGCTTGGCATCTTTTATTACATCATCCATTGAAACAATAGTATCTCCAAATAACATTGGTAGACGTTTTTCTAAGGTTTTTTGTCCAAGGCCTTTAATGCCTGGTATGTTATCGGACTTGTCGCCAGTAAGAGACTTATATAAAATATAGTTTTCAGGCCTTAGCTTAAACCGATCTTTCATATCTTGCTTGAAATAAAACTTCTTTGCTGTTGGAGACCAAACTGCTATCTTATCATTTATAAGTTGTAAAAAGTCCGTGTCCGTAGACATAATAAAGTGTTGGCTGTCTGGTAGAACCTGTTTGGCTATGTATGCTATAGCATCATCAGCTTCTATTTTTTCAGTAGCCATTACAGTTACCGGAAGATGTTCTAGATATTCTGTTAGCCTGTGTATTTGTTGGCCCATAGAAACGCGTTCGTCTTCGACACTCGAATTAGAATTTATTCGGGTTAAGCGGTTATTGACTGTTCTTTGGGATTTGTAGTTTGGAAATAGCTTTTTACGTCTAGCAGATCCGCCTTTACCATCGAAACAAATTATAACCCTAGTTGGCTTGATATGCCTTATAGCATACCCAATTGAAAGGAGGAATCCAGTTATGCCGCCGATATGTATTCCATCTTCGTTAGTTGCTGGATTACATGTGTATGATCTGATAAACGTATTAAGTCCATCTATTAACAATACACGATCGTTAAGCCCCCGTGGGGTGGAATCCTCCTTTAGATTGGCTAGAATGTCTAGATATTTAACCTTGTGGGACATCGTCATTGCCTATTTCAATGTCATCAATACCTATAGCATCAGTCTTGTAATCCATAATCATAGAATCGCAAATTTGATTGTATAGTCGGTCTTTCCTGTCAGGGTCATTTAATATCTTAGATTCGAACTCTTTGGATTGAAACTTAATAACTTCTCCAGTTAGTTCATCAGTATAGGTATACCAAGCTCCAGCTTGTGATACTAATTTTGCATCTTTCATCATTTGTAGCCAAGAACCATAGTCATCAATACCACTGTCAAATAGGATATTAAATTCTGCTGTTCGTAGTGGTGGTCCCATTCTATTTTTAACTACTTGGGCTTTTGTTTTGATTCCAACGACTTGGTCTTTACCATTAACTTTGACTTTTATCTGACCTGCAGCTTTTAGTCTTAGCCTACAACTTGCATGGAAGCCAATGGCTTTACCACCTGATGTAGTGTAAGGATCCCCAAACATAGCACCTAACTTAACTCTTAATTGATTTGTAAACACCAAACATATTCTTTGACGGCCAATCATTTGAGTTATCTTTCGCATTGCTTTTGAAAGAATAATAGCTTTTTGAGTTGCCCAACCAGTTTGATCGAAATCGTCGGCCTGCTCTACTTTGGTAGTGGCAGCAGCTACTGAATCTACAACAATAGAAACCAATCGGTCTTTGTCAGATTCTCGGACTTTAGTAATAATGTTTTCAATGACTTCAAATATATCTTCAACTGTTTCCAATTGGATATACAACATCTTAGATACGTCGATACCAATACACTTTGCAAAGTCTTCATTCATTGCATTTTCAGTATCAATATAAACTGCCAGTCCACCTTGTTTTTGTGTATTGGCCAGAAGATGGGCAGCTAGCAGGGATTTCCCACTAGCTTCTAAGCCCGTCAATTCTGTTATTCGTCCTACAGGTAAGCCCCCATTTTTGCGGTTGGAAATAGCAAGGTCCAATATACTTGAACCTGTGCTAATCCATTCCTCTAGATCAGTAGGAGTTTCCTCCGAACCATCTAAAAAGTACGCAACTTTAAAAGACTTAAACTTTTTGTTTAGAGAGTCAGCTAATGAATTAGCTAAGTCATCGGTTTTTTGAGCTTTAGACATGTATGATCTTAGCTACTAAATAGGTCGTCAAATGCAGCGGAAATGTTGTCTGTCTTTTTGACACTGGCTGGAGCATCTGCTGATGTGTCCTTAAATGGACTTGCAGATGTTTCCGTTGCTGCAGGAGCAGCACCTTCTTCGCCACCATTAAGCCAAGTCGCTAGAGCAGCTTTTAAGTCGTCATACGTACACTTTTTGTAAATATCAAAGATATCAGTTTGACCATTCATTACCATTTCAGCAACATTTTTATCTTCTGTTGCAGGTGTAACATTAGGCTTAACCATAATAGTTGTTTTTGGATATCTTTCACTTCCTTCTGGCGGAGTATAAGTAATAACTAAGTCACGACCTGATGATGGGTCTGTGATGTCACCATAGTCAGGATCAGCAATAAATGTTAATAGCTCTTGGTAGACTTGTTTTCCGAATCCCCACATTTTAACGCCTTCTGATTCCTTTCCACGCACTAATACAGGTAGGTATGTACGCATTTTAGGCTCTAGCTTTTTTCCTAACTTCCAGTCGTCAGAGTTACCCGATGATTTTAGTTGTTCTGCAAATTCTAGTACTGGATCTGGCTCACCAAAAGTAAGTGGTGATAGATAGTTACGCTTACCCAAATCATAGTGGAAGTATAGTTCCATAAATGGGTTATCTTTATTATGCTGGTAGGGCACTATTCGTAGTTGGTTTTTACCAGGTTCTGGTTTCCAAAGATTCGATGTTCTCTGGTTAGTTGTTTGAAGCTTGTTCAGCTTATTGCGGATTGCATTTAGATCAATTGCCATTGAGTTCTCCTTTTAATTGTTAATAGACATGTAAATATAAGACATAACTTTTTAAATAAAAAATTATTTGTTGGTTAGTTTTCAAAATTTGTCATATAATCTTGAATAGATAATTCTTTTGCTTTGGATTCCACCATGATATCTAGTGGTAGGCCCCACGAGTTAATTTTGTCGTGGATATAGTCTGAGTGAGCTTGCGGCTTTATTTTTGGATTATTTTCGTGCAAGGCTTTAGATTCTGAGTAGTGTACACATTGCTTGATACCATCTGGCCAAGTTTTAGATGCTAAGTGTAGTGCAGCTTCTTCGGATAAATCCCCAGTGCAAAACTTGTGGTGGTGATAGTCGAAAACAATAGGTATACCAATAACTTTATGTATACCATGGTACAAATCCATTACAGAATACATTGAAGCACGGTCGTCGTTTTCTATAGTAAGCCTAGCTTGTGCACCAGGACTAAGACGTTTAAAGCTTTCGCAGAAGCGAGCCATTGCCGATACTTTGTCGCCATATGCGCCACCAACATGTATATTGATTTTTGCATAGTTGGATTGTGGTAGGCCCATTAGATCCATGACTTCTGCATGTTGGTTTAATTCGTGGATTGATTTGTCTACGACTGACGGTGATGGGGAAGCCAAGACTACAAATGGCCCAGGGTGAAATGATAGACGTTGATTGTATGATTTAGCCAGTGTACCAGCACCTTTTAATATGTTTGATATTTTAGTGTAGTCTGGCAGATCCGATATAGCATACTCCGACATCCAAGGGAATATACCTGATGACATGCGAAATAGCTTGATGCCATTTGCATGATTCCACTTTATAATTTCCACCAAGTCTTTTGAATTTTGCAATGCTAATTCAGATGCATACTGAATGCCCTTAGCGTTAAATGTTTTTTTGATCATTGACCGACTTGTAAATATACCCGACTTTCGGAGGTGGGTATTGATACATGCATATCCTAATTGTGTTTCCATATTATCCATTTTGTATACTATCAATATACGACTTATTTAGTAAAGACTACGATGTTAATCGTTAAAAAACGTTATTTCCAGAATAGTTGCACACAGATAATACCTGTTGACAATATCAAAGATGTTAAAGTTTTAAGGTTAATACCTTCACTCATAAAGTAACTAGTTAGTAAGGCATATGACACCATACCAAAACCAAAGCCTAAAAAACGGCCAGGCCATAATAGACCATCAAAATATTGATATGAATACTTAGTTGCTTGAATAAATAGATATGAAATGATTGAACCCATACCGACTGCTAGTAGCAGGGGGTTTCGTTTAAACCATGGCCATAGAAACTGACCATTTACTTGGAACCAAATTAGGGTTTGTCCGCCGAGGAACAGGCTTATAGCCAATAGAAGTTTATGCATAATATTCAATCTTTAATTAGTATTTAGTAAATATAATAAATCTTTGGTGAATAAAAAAATTTATTGGAGGTTATTTTTTAATTATTATTTTGCAAACATACGCTTGGTTTGATCTGAAGAGCTCGCGGTGTCTTCCGGAGGAACACTTAGGACCTTAGCATATGCTTTGGCATCGCTGATGAACTTAGGCACCCACGACTTTAATTCCGATTCTAATTTATCCAAGGTATCTACCTTTTTAATTGTTTGGGACATCTTAGTCTTTTTACCTGGTATATGGTTTGCCATTAGGTTGATGCTTTGGAGCTCTAATTGCCCGAATTTCGATATGTTGATTCCGGCATAGCAAGTGGCTGTAAACATTATTGGGCTTCTTCCAGGGAAAACTGGAGGGAACTTTTTGGACTCTCCAGTTGTGTTTGCCGGGTCTTCGATATTACGGCCATTTCCAAAGTGGGGTCCTGGGTTGACTACAGAAAGTTTTGATATCCCAGTATAGCCAGACTTTTTAGCAGCAGCTAAAACCTTTTGCATTGGGTTGTGCATCATTTTTATGTACTTATCAAGAATAGGGTCAGCTTCTTCTTTGCTGAATTGTATTTGGCCCTCATTTAGAATTTCAGTTAGCTTAATCATGTTGACTAAACGTTTCTAAATTTAGGAGCCCCTTTTACAGCCTGGACATTACGGAAGTCTGAGTCTACATAGATGTAGTACTTTTCACTGCCTTTAGTTAGGTAGTGAACAACAAAGTTTTCGAAGTCTTGGTATGATTTAACACCTGTGAGTTGGTCATTTGCGATTTCACCATCAGAAGCTACTTTATCCAATGCAGATTTTTTACCAGATGGAAAGTTTTCGAATTCCCAACCTGCGTCCCACATATTCTGAACGAAGTCTTCAAAATTACTAGCTTTAACTACATCTTGTGGATGCGTGTATGATGATTCATATAAGTATTTTTCATTCCATTCGCGAATGTTAAATTTTTTAGGTCTTGACATTATAATATCCTTTTTTTTTGAAGGGGGTCTTTAGGGAAAAAACCTTCTTCGGTAATTTTTTACATATATAAATATCAAGAAGTTTACTTTGTATGCACCACTTTATGGATGATGGTGTTAATACGTCTTAGTTCCTCGACATTTGTTGTTAATAAACAGTTTCTATAATCATTCCAGTCTACCTGAAAAGTGGAATCTAACTCATTTCTATTTACCGATCTGATTAGCGTATTTAGTGCATTGATTGTGTATAGGGTATTGGTGTGCCTTTTCCTATGTAGAGATATTGTACTGCCAAGAATATTGAAATCAACAGCAGAAGTTACATTGTACGTGCACATGTAATCATACTGTTTATCTGCATTTTCTAGGACAAATATTTTACCATATAGCACATCATAATTCTGGGTTATAGCATCAAGAGTCTGATCTAAATTTTCACCGAAGGTAAATGTACATAGGAGTTGGGATTTCACTTATTTTGCACCGGGGATTATTTCTGTCCAGTCTTTGACGAGCCATTTGGCATCCGACGAAGTTATAATAGTACCATTCATTTGGCCATCTTTCCACCTAAACTTAATTGATATTGAACCTAAGGCTTTACCAAAAGCATTCGCAATGCTTAAAACAAATTCATAGCCGCTTCCAGATGGTTTATACACATATGAAAATTGAAGGTCTTTAGTTAAATCATCAAAAGCTTTTTCTCCAGGAATGTACTTAAAATCGGAGCCACCTTTTGCTGCATAGTAGAGGTCATACTCTTGTACTGATAATTGCTTTTTAAATAGTCTACCGAGACCATTTTTAATATCTGGTTCTACTCCAGCAAAAAATCCTCCAAATATTTTATTGAAGTGAACATTTCGCTGCTTTTGCCATTCTGGCCACTTTCGGAGTTCAAATAACTTTTTCACTAGATAGCGAAGTCCTTTTTTCTGAGTCTTTGATGTATTAAGGCCTTTTATATTAGCTGCAGAAACTAGAAGATCTATTTCTTTTATCGTCAATTTTTGCTTTTGGTAGGTTGTCCAAGTGCTTGCTAACGATTGCATTTTCTTTGCCAACTTAATAGCATCCTTATTTTTACTATGGCCAACTTCTTTGACAAACAAAGCCATCCAGTCTTTGGTCATTACATCAAAGTCTTTGGAGTATGTCTTCATAATTTCTTTCATAATGTTGACATCGGGATTTGAACCTAGGACTGTTTGAGCAAAAGAGTTTACAGTTAAATTTTTCAATTGGCCTGGTCCGTATTTAAGAGAAACCCCATATTTTTTATCAATTACTATATCAGCAGCACCAAATTTTGAGCCATCATTTGTAGGCCCAGTCCACCAAACCAAAGATGCTTGACCAAACTTTGATCTCAACTTACTTGCAAGAGACTTAGCATCAGATATTATTTTTGGCTTTGGAATAGTATCTATATTCAGATACCTTGCTTGAGGAAGACTTTCAATAGAAACTACTGAAAGGCCTGCATTGACTGCTTTTATTGTACCATTTTTAAAATATGATAATACATCAGCTCCAGTTTCTATTTTTGCCGATGGATCTACTACATATATACCAGTAATGACTTCATGAAATAGGGTTGTAGCAGAAGTGTCTGCTCCCTCATTTAATTCAGGGCCATCAGTAAGATTTTTAATAATCGATTTAATTATTTCAGGATTAGTTCCATTACGAACCAAGACTGTTCTAAGCTCGTCAAGATGTTTAGGATTTTTTAGATCTGGCGTTCCATCTTCAAGACGCCAACAAAGTTCTGTTAGTATTTTATCAAAATTCATGGGTATTTCCTTATACTATAAATATCATTTTACAAAGCCAAAGGTCTCATGGCATCATAATTCTTGCCATACTTTGATTTGGTTGGTAGGCCCATCAGGGCTTTTAGTTCGAACAATAGAGATTTGCCATCCTCAGGGGCAACGTCAAACAAAAATGAATCGTAGGTATATAGAACCAATTTGGTTTTACGATCCTTTAATAGTGCTTGAATTTTTTCCATAACTTCGATATTTTTTTCGGTCTCATAGGCTTGGATTAAATAATTAAATAATTTCTGAGGAGACATGTCCTCATAATTCTTTTTATAAAACCTTCTACCAAAGATCGGGGTCTCGATGTAGCCCCTCTCATTATAATTATCCCATAATTCAAAAATATAGGTCTTAGTCTTCTTAAAGTATTCTATGTTCTCAAACTCCTTCGGTATACCTCCATAGAGCACCCTAAACGAGATCCTTTTCGACTCTTCATATTCCTCATTGGTCAAGTTATTAGTGTCAAAGTACATTTTTCCAAGATGAGAGTGAACTGAGGGTTCCGAGAATTCATAGTCGATAAGTCCAGCTATTAACCTTAGGTGGTAGGCATCATAGTCAAACTCAACTAAAACCCCTGAGTCATGTCTACTAATAAACCTTTCCCTAGACTTGTCGTCTTTGTTTAATGCAGCATAGTTTACGCCATTGTTGGTGTTTGAAGGTCTACCGGTAAGTGTATATAAGTTGTATTTAGAATGTTCTGTACCAGTTGTTGTGAATATGCCGTTATCTTCAATTGCTTCAAATAGCGGAGCAATCCTATCTATATATGTTTCTTCACATATTGCCTTAGGCATACCTGCTAGAACTCTGGAGTTTATTGCTTCCTGCTCTCTGTGCTTGTTCTTTGGTATAATCATATGAACATCCTTTCTATTCCAGTACTTATGACTAAAAAATTTAAATATTGGTAGCTGAATAGTTTCTAAATCGGTGGCTTTTCCAGTGTTCAGGTAACTACGAACTAAAATCTGCTTCAGGGTATCCATGTAGCTAATATACGAAATAAAAGCTACAAATAAAAATATTTATGAGGTTATTTTGGCTAGGTCGTCTGCAGAAAGGACTAAGGGTAGTTCGGGAAATTTAGCTTTGTGGAGATCCATAGTTCTCTGGTTGGTTTCTATAATGCCAGTTTTTAATATTGTACCATCACTAGCCACTACATCATTTAAGGGCCCGGTAAGCTTCCATATAAGCTTTACAACTGCATATAGGCCTTTTAGCTTCGTATCTTTTTTTTTATAAAATTTGTAAGATGCCTTTGTTACCTCAGTTATAATTTTTGTATCCATGGCTTTAACAAAGTATCTGGTTAAATTAGATTTTCTATAGTCTTTTTCCATTAAAGATGGCTTAAAACTCGTGGGGCGATCTAGGTGTTGCCCGAATCGAGGGTTTAATCGTTTAAAATCAATAGCTTCGACCCCGAACTGAATGTCGACAAGTTTAGTAGTTGGCAATGGTTCATCAATGCCCATGTAGGGTTGACCTAGGAAATAATGATAGAGCCCAACATATGGAGTTTTAGACACTACAGACAGGAATTCAGACCCATCTGTAGAGAATATAGTAGAAGAAGTTTTTGATCCAGCCATAATATTTAAAATCCTCCGGTTTTAGCGCTAGTAAAAATATTTGCGGTTGAGCCTGGATTGTACGTCTTAACTGGAGGTGGAGAGTTTTTTCTTAGCTCTCCGCGTTCTGAATCTTTTACGGGAGGTAACCTTAATATTGTAGATACTGAGGTGTCCCAGGAATCGGTAGAAATATTATGGTCAATTCCAGTTACCATAAAAATGCAGTTTCGTTTTTCGTACCGAGCAGGAAGTGGGTCTATTTTTAATGCGTGGCCCCATTTAAATCCTACGAGACCATCCGTTTTGAATGAAAAGTTGATAGGAAGTACTGCTGGGGAAGTTGGTGTTACAGTTTCATATGGGGAAAAAAGCCTTAAAGCTTTTATTGTAGATTTCATAGTTTCAATATTGTCATTATCAACGCCTTCGGTAAGAGCCTGCCATGCTTCAACATAGCTGTCCTTGATCTGACTGAGTTCAACGTCGGCAAATTGTTCTGGAGTTTTTTCAACAGTCGTGCCATCTGCGTTATCCGTACAATTATAGGTTTGTTCGGTGGTCAGACTATTCCAGTTAGGTGTTGCATCTGTTAGACCTTCTGCAAAAAGTCCAAATTCGCCATCCCCAGAATTTGACCCATACATAATCTGGGCTTTTACTTCATTTGATACTTCTGTGTTTACTGTTGCTTCTTTGCATATAGAATGATTACCATATATACTTAAAGGATAAGCTTTTGCAAGATCGAGACTTCCAAGTGCACTTGAATCTATGATTGTTAATAAAGCGGGCTCATCTATCATAGGGGTAACAGTCAGGTCCCATATATTTCCACAAGATTCATTTATACCATCTAGAATTTTAGCTATGAATTCTTCTAATACTTCAGTTTCGAGTGCACATGATTTAAGATATCTAACGTTGAGGCATATATGAGCTAACCATCCTAGGTTTTTGTCGTCGTCGTCGGTACTTTTTATTGGGGCACCTTCTGCAATACGGTATCTTGAAGCTCTGAATGGGAACATTTCGTAGAAGCCTTCCATGTCGTCGAAATCTTCAATCTCTGTTTGTTTTTTAGTGGGGGTATCCTTACCTCCAGGTTTCCCTTCAAGAAGTCCCCAAAAGGGTTGTCCTGGTAGCATACAAATAAGAGGGTTCGAAGAAGTCATATACTCAGGGTTGTAGAGCTTTGTGTTTCGGGTGTCCATTCTATATGCTGATTTTATAGCGGTATCCCGGAAACTTGCTGGGGCTTGTTTATCAGTGTCCGAAGTTGCTGTTTTGTGAGTGTCTGATTTTGATGATTTTGCTAGAACAGCATCATTTATAATCATTTCTTCAAACCAGGCCCACGTAACAAACTTTTGGGTAATATCATATGATCCCCCGAGAAGCCATGCAGGTTTATACCACGGCTTTTTTTGCTTTTCCTCTTCATTTGGTTCCATATCCATTGTCATTGCAAATCCCCATGGGCGATTCTTTAGACTTCTAAGTTTGCGGGACTCCCCGGCGGGAATTACTTCTGAAGATTTTAATATTTGATTTAATCTTCTAGATATAGCAGTGCCTTGTTTACAAGGTGTACCATCTTCTTGTTCTTGATCTTTGCAACATTGACCGTCAGGTACCTTTTTTGTGTCGTGAGACATCATCATTTCTGATGGAGCTGAAAAAGTTGTAGTGCAGTTATAGGCCCCACTAGAATCTTGTTCCCAAGAGAAGTCAGAAACAACACCTTTTTCTGCCCCGTAGCATCCCTTGTGTTCTTTTGAAAGCTCGTTTGCTTTGACTAGGAAGTCGGAAAAGCCAAGTTTAAAGTCTTCTTCAGTCATAATACCAGAAACTTTTGTTCCGTCTTGTTTAATAGACCAACCATACTCTAATACTACAGTTTTACCAAGAGACATAAAAAGTATTTCTAGTTCATATAATTGGTCTAAGGTGTGACATGTATACGACACTTGGACTTTTTTTATAGTTTTTAAAGTCCCAGTGTGCTTAATAGTTGCTGAAGTGAGTCCGGGGTGTGGTTGATTTCTACCTCCCATGTCGTATAAAGCACTAAGCGATTTTCCTCCTCCGTAAAGCTCAGGATATGAACCTCTTGGCTCTTTTAGATCTGCTCGTAATACATTAGATGTAAACTTCATCCAAGGCGACCTTCCTGTCGACCAAGATAGATTCTCCGAAGGGTTTTTCATGGCGCTGACCCTTAGATCTAAAGCGTCTTTAAGACTGCCAGATACTTCAGTTATTCCCATTGCCATTATCTTTCTCCTTGAAGGTTCCTATGTGCCGACAGTATCGCAGAAATGTCTGTTGGTATTCGGAGTTGTCTTCCGGGAGGAACTATCATACCATGCTTGCCAAGCCTATTAGCTACTGCTATAATCCACCATAGGGATATGTCTCCATAGTACTTATTTGACAGCAGGTCTAACCTATCTCCAGAATTACTTATTAAATAAATATCTGATTGGC